TGATGGTTCAGAAAACTCAAGAATAAAAGTTCCTTTAATATATTCATCAAAGGAAAAGTTTCAACAAAGACTAGAACAGCAAAGTGGTATTAGTGATAATACAAAAATTGAAGTTTCATTACCCAGAATGGGTTTTGAAATGAATTCAATATCATATGATCCAACCCGACATTTGAACAAAACAAATATAAGATCAAGTTATGGTGTAGGTGAAGATCCAAAAAATACTTTTCAAGAAGTTCCGTATAACGTTGGGTTTACTTTGTTTGCTTTTACACGAAACATGGATGACAATCTACAAATTGTAGAGCAGATTGTTCCATATTTTTCACCTGAATTTGTGGTTTCACTTAATGCAAATGAATTAGATTCTAAATTAGACGTTCCTATTGTAATGGTAAATTCTTCCATTCAAGAAACATACGATGGTAACTTCTTGGATAGAAGAATTATAGCATCTACTTTTAGTTTTATTTGCAAGACAAGATTATATTCTAAGATCAATAACAGCACTGTTGTGGTAAATTCTAGTGCCACTTTAAATGAAATTATGGGAAGTGATGATGTTACCGATTTGGTTCAAACAATAACTGCAACTGGATCTACATCAGATTACATTGCAGGAGACGCAATATATGACACATGATAATCAGTTTGAAAAATTGAGTGAGAGTTTAAATACGGCTTTTAATGGACATCTACCAGTAAAGGTAAACAAAGAAATTGTTGTTTCGGAAAAGGGTGAGGAAAAAGTAGATAAAGATTATGTTCAAGTAAGAAAAAATCTCTACGAACTAATAGATACTGGAAAAGATGCAGTACAAAGTATATTGGATGTTGCAAAAGCAGGTGATTCACCAAGAGCATATGAGGTTGTTTCTCAGTTATTAAAGACTGTAGCAGAAATGAACAAAGATGTTCTTGAGGTTCACGATAAAGTTAAGAAAATAAAAGAAGACAAATATAGTCTAACTCAAAAGAATACTACAAACAACACCATATATGTTGGTTCCACTAGTGAATTACAAGATTTGATAAATCCCGAAAGAAGTCAGGGAAAGAATATAAAGAAAGTTTGACATGGGTACAAGAAAAATGGATGGCTATTTGGGTAATGCTAACCTAAAAGCCGCCGGTATTGAAATAGAATTTACAAAAGAGCAAGTAGAAGAATATGTTAGGTGTGCAAAAGATCCAATCTACTTCATAAAAAATTATGTGAAGGTTGTATCTCTAGATAAGGGGTTAATTCCTTTTAATTTATACGATTATCAGGAAGATCTTTTAAATATCATTCACAACAACAGATTTAGTATTGCAAAACTACCAAGACAGAGTGGTAAATCTACCACTATTGTTTCTTATATTCTACACTACATTCTTTTCAATCAAAGCATGAATGTCGCTATTCTTGCTAACAAACAAAGTACATCAAGAGAAATTCTATACAGACTCAAAATGGCATATGAATATTTACCTTTGTGGCTGCAACAGGGTATTATTGAATGGAACAAAGGATCAATTGAACTAGAAAATGGATCTAAGATCATCGCATCATCTACCTCTGCATCTGCAATCCGTGGTGGTTCGTTTAACATGATCTTCTTGGACGAATTTGCTCACGTTCCAAATAATATTGCAGAAGAGTTCTTTAGTTCTGTTTACCCAACTGTTACCTCTGGACAAACCACAAAGGTGTTGATGGTTTCCACACCAAATGGTTTGAACATGTTTTACTATTATTGGAAGAATGCAAATAAAAAAGTTGGAGATGATGGAAAAAATGAATATGTTCCATTCGAAGTGCATTGGTCTAATATTCCATTATATCCCGGAGGTCCCCTCCGAGATCAAGAGTGGAAGCAAAAACAGATTCAAAACACCAGTGAGCAGCAGTTCCAGACAGAATTCGAGTGTGACTTTATTGGTTCAACTAACACATTGATATCATCGTCCAAACTCCACATTCTAAACTGGGAGATGCCACTTAAGAGTAGTCCAGATGGTGTGGACGTTTATGAGGAACCAAAGGATGATCATAATTATGTTATGTGTGTAGATACTGCAAGAGGACAGGGTAAAGACTATAGTGCATTGATTGTTATTGATATCACAGAACCACCATACAAAGTAGTATTGAAATACAAAAACAATTTAATATCTCCTATGGTATATCCAACTGTAATCAGGGGTATAGCGGAAAAGTATAATAATGCTTATGTTTTGATTGAAACCAATGATATTGGTGGACAGGTTGCTGATGTTTTGTACGAAGACTTGGAATATGATAATATGGCATCTACTGTCTATAAGGGTAGATCTGGACAGGTTATCAGTTCTGGATTCGGTGGTTCAAATATGCAAAGGGGTGTCAGAACAACTGTACCAGTCAAAAAGTTGGGTTGTTCTGTATTAAAGAGTTTGGTAGAAAATGACAAGTTGATTCTAAATGATCGTGATATAGTGAATGAGATGTTCACCTATGTCGCAAAGGGACAATCATTTGAAGCGGATGATGGTCACAATGATGACTTGGCTATGTGCTTAGTATTGTTCGGGTGGTTAACACGTCAGGATTATTTTAAGAATCTCACCGAACGCGACGTGCGATTAGACATATATCAGGATGAGATAGATAGATTAGAGGATGAGGTTCTTCCTTTTGGGTTCATGTCTCACCATGATGGTGACGATGATGAAGAAAATGGCTGGAAGAAAGTGAATACTGCATTTTCCTAAATATAATTTGATCGCATATATAGGAGAAACAGATGGCGCTACCCTCAGTAACAGTAACAATTTCAGAAGAAACATTCAGACCATCTTCTGGTGAGGTATCTGGTACATTTATAGCAGGTGCAGTTGTAGCTGGTATGACACTAATTAATGCTCTGGGAACAACAGCAGAGGTATCCCAGCAATATATTCAATTTACAAGTTTAGCAGATTTAAATTCCAGATTATCTTTAAATTCAGGAAACAGTGCAGGATACACATTCGAAGGATTTTCAGGTGGTGAGGGTGCTCTATATCCATCATCAGGAACGGAAGTTAGATGGCCAAACGGTCCAACTGGTGATTGGAGGACCGCATTCCACACAATAGAAGCAGCAGCACAATATGGTGCTCAGGTTATTGTTGGAGTGTCTTCCGCAGATCCATTCACATCTTCCGCACAAGAAATGAACTGTATTTTTGATGGAGACGGTTCTAGCGATTCAGAATTAGCAACCATATTATCAAATAGAAATAATGATTTATTGGTTGTACATAGTACAACAAATAAGGCTGCTAATCCTTCAGAGGATTCTAAGTATCACGTTTACGTCTACGGAAAGAAACAGTATATTCCAGATGCTAGTACATTAGAGAAGGAAACTGAACTTGGTGGACCTCTAGAGATTCCACTAAGTGCCGATGTTGTCGGTTGTATGGCTAGAAGTTTCAGAACAACAAATCAATGGGCATCACCTGCTGGATTTTCAAGAGGAAAAATTTTAAATGTTTATAGACTAGTAAATCCTCTGAGTGCATCTGAAGCAAATACATTATACACAAACAATGTAAATCCAATTCTATCTTTTGCTAACCAAGGAATTGTTTTGTTTGGTGACAAATCAACGAATGGTGACAAAATTGGACTCACCAATCTATTACTTTATCTACAGAACGAAATTGGTGCAATTACAAGAGAAGCATTATTTGAATTAAATAATGCCTCTACTAGAACTTCTGTTACAAATAGAGTAAATTCACTACTTCAGTCTGTAAAGAATCAATTCGGAATAGAACGATACACAGTAACATGTGATGAAACAAACAATCCACCAGAAATAGCAAATGCAGGTAACTTTGTTTTAAAGGTAGAATACAAACCCATAAATAGTGTAGATACAATTGTTCTAGAATTTGTACCAGAGTCAGCAGATACCACAGGAGCATAATAGATGTCAAATAACTCATCTCTAAATTTAAGATTACGAGATTTTAAAGATAGAGTAGGTCTAGGAACTAGATCTAATCGCTATGAAGTTATCATGAATGTTCCCGGAGGTATTAATGTAGGATCGGTTAATGGCTATATTCAAGCAGAAGTTTCTGCTGCATCTCTACCAGCATCAGTGATAAACCCAATCCCGGTTCCGTTTAGAGGTCGTACTCTGAAACTACCGGGAGATAGACTTTATGCACCTTGGCAATTTATGGTTTATGATTCACCAAAGGCTTTAGTTGGTGGTGACAGCGTATGGGGTGCTCTTCATAAATGGAGTGACAGAATAAACAACCATGAATCAAATATAACTAATTATGGTCCAGACGATAGCAG